TATAGCTAAAGCTACTAGAAAAGAAGCTGCTCTGCTTACAGGTGCAGCAGCTACTGTAGCTAAAGATCAACTTAAAGCCCGGAATATATTAAGATCTCTTACTAAAAGGATGGGTGTTGGTGCAGCGGTAGAGGGTACAACTGAGGCTATGCAAGAAGCGACAGCTTATATGGCTGCTGTGGTAGGTAGTGATAAAGTATTTGATGCGGTTGAACTGCAGAATAGGATACTAAATGCTACAATAGCTGGCGGTACTCTTGGTGCAGGATTTTCTATACCGGGAGCAGCGATTGATGTAGGAGCTTGGACTGATATAGCTGTAAGACAATCTGCTGCTGATCCAAATAAACTATCAAGAGCTGGAGCTCAAGCGGAAGCAGAATTAGATGAGTCCGGTTACGTACCTTCTATACAGAACCTTAATGAAGAAACTGGAATAGAAGTAGGTCGTAAAAGAATTAAAAAACCTATATCTAAAAGAGATAAACAGAAAATAGATTTCCTAAGACTTCCACAAAGAAAAAGCGGAGGTGTTATATTAGCAGACGGCACTATGTCAATTCAAACAGAGACTGACGGTGATTATGCATCAAGACTTGCACAAGCCTCTGCAATAGAAGCTAAATATAATATAGAACCTATTGATCTATCTTCTAAAAGTATGGATCAACGCGGTGCAGAGAGTGTGGCATCTGATAAAGAGATGGATACTTGGCAAAGAGTTAAGCGAGCGTGGGAATCTGTGCCTGCTTTATGGAGAGGATCTACACGTTTTATATTCTCAGATACTCTACAAGAAAAGTCTCGTTCACTACGTAAACTAGCTGATATGTTCGGAGCTAACTTACAACGTACGTTTTCTGGTGTTAACTTTGAAAATAGAAAGAAACATTTGTTAACTCAGTATCGTAATTTAGTTTCTACTCCTGCAGAATACGCAGAAAAAGCTGGGTTTAAAACAGTAGATCAAGCAGGTATCTCTGCAATAATTAATTCTTTCGGCATGTGGTTAGGAAATAAAACAGGTAGTGATATACAATGGGATACTTTACCCGCTGATTTAAAACAACATGAGAATTTGTTAAGAGATTATTACAAAGATGCTACTATGCTAGCAGATAAACTATACTCCGATCAGAAGTCAGCCGCTGAAGCTAATGGTAAGGAATTTAATGTAGGTAAAATCTCAAATTATCTAATGAAATACAAATCATTTAATAAAGCTTCCATTGAAAAGAGTAGAGCGAAGTTTATACAGACACTTATGACTACATATAAAATGAGTAAGTCTGATGCTACTACGTTAACTGATAATATTCTTAATCAAGATACTTTAAACAGCGAGCAAGACTTTAACGTAGGCGGAGGTCAATTCATACCTGCAGCTCATAAAGGACGTACGCTAGGCTTATCTGAAAAGAAAGAATTCTTAGAGTTTATGGAGAACGATGCCTTTGTTAATATATCTAACGCGTCTAAGTCAGCATCAAGATTCATTACATACCAAGAATTTTTAGGAGATGGTAATGAGAAGATTGCTTTCCATTTAGATAGAGCTGTACAAGAAGGAGTACCTGAAGAGGAAGTAAATAGAATAGCTAGACAAATGCAAGACTATTTAAATGCTGAATCAGGTAACTACAAACGTATTAAGAATGCTAACATATCTAAGATACAGAAAAATCTAGGAGTATGGACTACTATAGCTGGCCTACCTCTTGCAACTATATCTTCATTTGTTGAATTAGCTATTACGGCAGTGAGCGTACCTCCTAATATAATATTTAAAGAGATACGTAACGCATCTAAAGAAGCAGCACAAGCTATGTGGGCTACAATGACAGATCCAAGATGGAACTCTACTAATCGCCAGCTAAAAAAGGAAACAAGACAAGCTAGAATAAAAGAGCTTGGCTTCTTTGATTGGGACGTAGGCGCAGCACAGACAACTGGTGCTACAGAAACTACCCACGCTTCAAGACGTTTATTAGATAAGTATTTCAGAGTAATAGGTCTACAACAGTGGACAGATTATACTCGTAGCATACGTGCATCTATTGCAGATGATTATATTATGAGTCATTTGGATACTATAATAGATCAAAGAAAATCTGGTGCACCTAAAAATAATGATGCACAAGAATCTGAAGAACTTCTTAGAAACTTAGGTATAAATGTAAATCTACTTGTTAATATGGATACACAATCAGGTCCATGGTCACTACAGCAACAGAAAGAGTTTAATGATATGATGCTTGATGCAGAGTTTAACTTTGTTAATATAGCTATCGCACTTCCTAATACAGCTAACAGACCTTTGTTCTATCAGAACCAGCATCTAGCTTTGTTCACTCAGTTCCAAGGTTTCATATCTACATTCACAGCTAATCAAATACCTAAGATGTGGGGTGAATATGTTAAACGTGGCAATCCATCGCTTAAGTATAATGCATTTGCTATCATGACAACTATGATATTCTTAGGATTTATGTCGCAGTATTTAAAAGACTTACTTAAATATGGAGAGCCAACTCCTTACTTAGATCCTGTAGAGAAGATACAGAGAGGTATAGGTGCATCAGGACTATTAGGTACTGGTGAAAGAGTTATGAACTTTGTGTATCCTATATATGAACAGTCGTCAGATAATCCAGCAGAATGGTTCTTTAATACTATATCTGGAGAAGCTGCAGCACTATCGAATGTATCCCGTGTTTATTCAGGTGCAGGTAAAATAGTACAAGGTCAACCTGATAAAGGGTTGTACGCATTTCTAAAAACTGCTCCACTTATCGGACCATTTAATAGACTTAATAGAAATATATCTGAAGGTATATTCGGTAAATCCGAAGATCTTAAACCTAAAAAGAAGGAGTATAATTAATGGCAGGAAAAGGTGGAAAAGGCGGAGGACTTAATGCTCCAGGTGTAGAGCCTATTGTCAGCGCTGTTAATAAAAAGAAAGATAGACTATATAATTATATACCCCAAGCAGACTTTGCTGCACCCGACGTTGATAATAATAATGTAGAAAACTTACAGACACTATCAAAAACTAACGTAGCTGATGTTCTTGAAAATGAAAATATAAATAAAGCGGATAGTGAGTTAAGAGCACCCGAACCAGTTAGTCCTATTAATATGGATGCCAATGAGTTTGAGCAATGGGATCGTGAAAGAGTAGCTGCATTAACTGAAAGGATGGGTACAGCCGATCTATCACCTGCTAATTTCGCAGTTGATTCTCCTATCAACGCTGCATTACAGAGAGCTGAACAAGTTGGATATGTTATTAGCGATAGATTAGCAGCAAGTCTTACTGACTACAAACAAGGTAAGGTTATTGAAGAGGGTTTTGATGAAGCTACTATAAGTACAGCTGCACCAGATAAATTTGTGCCTGCTAAACGTGGTGGTATTACAGGAGTTAATTTAACCTCTTTATTATTCGATCCAGAAATAATGGATGGAGGTATAGAACGAGACGGAGTTATAATACCTGATCCAGAGCTAGGTAAAGTTATGGCTATAACTGTAGAAAGTCATTTATATAATACTTTAATATCTTCTAACTCTGATTCAGATGTAACAGATGATAGTCTTGAAGCTGTACCGAATGATACTGGAATAGAAAACTTAGAGACAATAGCATATAGACCTAAGGAAATATCTAAATCTAAAGGTAATGCGTTATTAGGTAAAGAAGTTTATGAAAGCTGGAAAAGACAACAAGCTTTAATGCAAGGTATACCTACTGATAACTATGTATCAGATGCAGGTAAGATTACACAAGAGACTTTTACTTTGCTTGGAGACTTAAGTAAAGAACTTTATAGTACAGCTAATTCTGAGATGCTTTATAGAGATGCTTCAAAGACAGGTATTAATAAAGGACAAGTAGATTTTATTCTTACTCCTAAAGGTGTAAGTAATCTTAATATTCTTAATGATAGTTTTAAAGCTTTATTTTCTAGACCTGAAGTACCTCCTCAGAATACACCAACTGGTCAACTAGCTTATGAAGGTCAGAGAAGAACCCGTAAATGGACTACTGTTATGGATAAAGATTTAGGTGATACGTCCTTAATAGAACAGTCAACAGCTAACTATAATAGCATAGCTCTTGTCAGTGATCCTAATAGAGAAGCGTTATCTTTAATGTTTGCTATGCAAGCTTTAGGAAACTTTGATGGTGAAACAGATAGCGGAAGTAATTATTACGCGGACATGTTTGAAGTAGGTATAAAGAGAGAGCGCAAAGCAGACAGACAACGAGAAGCTTATATGAAAGAACGCGATCAGTATATGCTAGCTCCTGAAGAAAACAAGGATAAGATACTAGCATTAGAGGCTATCTTAGATAAGTATGATCCGAAACAAATAGTTAGACAAGAACAAGAGAAAATGTTTACTCTAATAGATTCTATCGCTAGATATGGCGGCAAAGCTAATTACATTACGTATGCTGTACAAGCTTTAACAGGTCGTACGCATGTCCAACAGACATTATATAATCCTCAATCACATAAGATAATACGTAGTGTTGTTGGTAGTGGTAATGTGTTTGCGTTTAAACCTAGATCTGATAGTAAATTAGAAACAAGTTGGAAAGAAGTAATAGCCACAAGGATCTTGACAGATCCTATAGTAGAAGCAGATCCTAACGCTAAGGGTATAGATAAACTATCTACTAAACAACGCTTAAGAATATTTGAAGAGCAAAGAAAAAATAAATCTTCATCTTATTGGCAAGCAGTAGGCTATGGTGAAGCATTACTAGCAGCTAAGAATAATTTTAATGTTACTCAAGCTAAAGATAATATACAGAGATTAGCTAATGCTAAGGATGTTAATGAAACGAAAGCGATTAAAGAAGAGATTTTTAGTAGTGACTTATATGCTGCTGATCCTTTATCTCAATTTCCTGATCTTAAAAAGATTTTAGCTGGTCACGATAAAGAAGCTCCTTTGTTTGCTGATTACTATATGGATCTAGCTAAATATGAAAAAGCTGTTGCTAATAAATCTCAGTTCTCTACATCTATAAGTGTAGAGATTGATGGTCGTACACACGGACCTGCTACTAACGCTGCACTGATTGGTGTGTATGAAATGGCACAGCGTGCTGGATTACTAAGAGATCAGGACTACTACGCTACAGACTTACCGGATTTACGTGATGCTATGGGTGTTGATATGCTTACCAGACTTGGTGAGTTTCAAGGTACGCTCTATAAAGAAGAGCAACATGGTGTATATGAACAGCTACTTAAATTAGCCATTGCTGATAGGAATGTTTTCCTTAAGAAATCTCCTATGACTATGGGATATGGTCAAGAGATTGAATCACTTAAGCAGCATGTTAAAGAAGTTATAGATACAGGTAAATCTTCTGAACTTATACAACAGTTAATGGAACAGAATAATATATCTAAAGAAGAAGCGGTATTGTTTTTACATACAATGCTTGTTGATTCTATATTTAATGTATTAAGTAGTAGTGTTATAGCTGCTGGTAAAGTTATGAAAGCTAATGCTTTGTTTGCTCAAATGACAGACATACCTCTAGTATTTACAAATGCTATGGGTTTTAAATCTTATGCAGCAGGTAGGGAAAGTTTCCTTGATAAATCGTATGGCTATGATATCAGACCTGAAGATCCTAATAGTAAAGTACAGCGTATAACAACTCAATTCTATGGGTCTAGAGTATCTGGCTCTGCTATACGTGGAGATATAGGTCCTGGAGGTTACGGCGGTAGGATACAAGCTATCGGTGTACAAAGTTATGATGGTAACATGATAGCTCGTACAGGAACAGGAGCTTCTTGGAAAAAGATAAACGAAATTGCTAAACAAAACGGATCTAAGAACGGAGCATTTATGCTTCCTATATTTGATGCGTTCGTTACTGATCTAGGTTCTTATGAAACTGTACGTGAAGAGGCTAATAAAAACTGGGCTGAGAGTATAAAGAATCATAGCTATATCACATCAGTAACAGATGAATGGTACTCTGAAGCTAATAAAGATTATGAAGCTAAGATGACAGGAGTTAATGCTAATGTTAAAATAGATTGGGAGAAGGCTAAGAAAGGAGAAGGCGAGAATAAAGGTCTTGCTTATTTATTTACTACTGTTGTTAAAAAGAACGGAGAAATGGGTAAGGATATATATCTTACTGATGCTATAAGAAGAACTCAGAAAGCTCCACCTATGGGTAAAGATTTCAAAGTAATAAACGATAAAACTGTTTTAGTAAAGTTTACAAGACCAGAAACTACAGACGCTTACATAAAACGTTTAGGTGATAAGGCTTACATGATAAAGAATACTATACTTAAAGATATAACAAAAGCTGGTATACCTAATCCTTTATATTCAAAGGTTTTAACTAATAAACAGATCTATGATATAACTAACATAATAAAAAAGCATATTGAATTGAGTAATAGAAATGCTGGTTTATCCAGAATTACTAAGAATAATGTAGCTAAAATATTTAAAGAGGTAGACAGACAAAAGTTTACTCCTCGAAATGTTGGATAAAAAAATAGCCCCTAAGAGTACCATTACGGTATTCTTAGGGGCTTTTTTATTTTTTAAATTTTCTACCTTGGAAGAAAACTATTGTATTAATTATAGTATTAAGTGTGATAGCTGTTAACAACCACCATTCCCACCAGCTAGGTGCATCCATTCATAGTCCTTTAATTATCTTTTATCTGTTTCATGGCGTGAGCTTTCCAAATACCAGCAGGTTTCTTACCGTCCTTACCCTCACTGTTATAGTAATCTACTATTCTATTGTATTCATTATCTATTATTAATAAATCTAATTCTTTGTCGGTCATTGAGTCTGCTAAGGACGGATCCATATTTAATTCACTCAATGCTGTCTTAGTATCTGGCTCTATACCTAGTCTTACTGGTAGTATTCCTTTACGCGAAGAAGTATTCACTGTCTTGCACCTCTCTTATTTCCAAAGATCCAGTCCTTGGTTGTGTATAGTTAAAATTATCTGTGTTTGTAATAATCATACGCTCGATAATAGTAAAGTAATTTCTATGATCGTACATATCTACAAACTTGTCTTTGATTATCTGTAGTAATTCATCAACATCACATGCGTGTACGCTGAATGAATCGTGGATAGCACCGAAGTCTCCATCCCATTGTTGTATTACATTTGCCATATGAGCAGCGTCCATTGAGTGCACAAAGTTAGGAGATATACCTGACATAAATGATTTGATCTTAGGCTTAGTAGTATTCTCCTTACCTACATGTTGTATACGTATGGTATCAGTTACCTCCTCAGTTCCATCGTCTTTTCTAATGACAGGTTTAATCTTTCTTTTACTGCAACTTATAATAGCTTTCTCTTTGAATTCATTATCTATGAATGCTTCATATATAACTGGGAATCCAGATGGAGTAGTCCATTTTATAGATTTCTGTTTAGTTTCTTTAGCATAGTCAGAAGCTATCTCAGCTTCAGCTATCTTCTGTAGAAATTTCATAGTCTGTAATGGACCAGCACATACATCATCGATTGCTTTAACTAAATGCTTAGCTAGTAGTTGGCAATCATCTTTAGTAATGTTGTATCGTTCTAAGTATCCTTCTACATGGCAGTCAAGATACATATTCTCTGCGATCTTCTTAGCTCCTGCACTGTAAGCACGAGTCATAGATCCACGTTTAGCAATACCTTTACGGATATGTTTCATTGGCATTTGCCTTTCATTAAACCATTCAGGTAATCTACTGATTAAATTCTTAGCACACTGTACATAGAAATCTTTTTGTATTTTCTGAGGTACAATGCCAACAAGTTCAGCAGCTTCTTTATCTTTAGACATAGCACATAGATGTTGCCAACCATTATTACTACCATCGATAGGTATAGGTAAGTATGTATACCAAGGTTCATCAGATGATGTAGCATTATATATTTCTAATGCACATGCGAGAAATGTTATCGGTTTCTCTGCAGATAACTCAAGTCTTTCTTCATGAGCTATATCTAGTATACGTCTTAAGTTATTCTCTGTCCACGCCTCGCGATCGTCTAGCGTCATCTTATCTACTGAGATATCTTCTAGTCCCTCGTTCTCAAGGTATGGCCTGTAGTCTGTCGTTAACCACTGTGGTAAACTATCCTTATTATACGTTTCATTGTAGCAGCATGCAACATGTATAAATAATCTTCTTATACCTGCTGCTGTCATAAGCTTTCCATTAGAGAATAGCATCTGACCTCTAGCTATATCATTACTTTGATAGTTTAAGAAGGGCGTAGTGTAGTATATACGTCCGCGATAGTCTGCTTCAGTATATTGGTAGAAAGTTCTATCACTTATTAGATCTGAGCGAGCCATAGTTAAATCAAATTCTATAATCTTTGACTTATATTTCTTTGGAAATTTCTTATGTTGATCTAATATTTTATCGCGATTACGGTGTAGTATATCACGAACTTGGGTATTTATTTTCCAAGGAGTTTGTTGTAATACATTCATACTCTGAATGAAATCTCTACGTATATAGTATTTAAACTCAGCTGTCCTCTGTTCTGTCCAGCCTTTTATAACTGGTCTACCAGTAGGCTGCATGATATCTGAGATGTCTAAGGGTCTAGTGAAATCAGTACCTATCAGTAGATCTTTACTACCTGCGGGTACATCTAAATTCCATAACTCTGGGACTACTATGTAATGTGTACGACTTCTTTTAAGACTACGATCCAGACTTTCCATTGAAACAAATACTTCGTTCTTATTCTTTCCAATATTAATCTGATGTGTTTGATAGAATGCTTCTAACATTAAGTCACCCATCATTACACGTAGCTTAAACCATTCCCAAGGTGGGAGATCATCATGATAATAATTTATATCATCAAGAATATATGTACCTATCGTGGTACTTAGATGAGTAAGATTAGCCTCACCTTGATATGATTTGTTACCACGTATACTGTTGCGTGAGAAGTGCTGTTGAATAGTATCCATACTAAACACAAGGTAGGCCTGTAAGTCTGCGCTAGTAGCCATCTTAAGTAGGCTACAAGCGATATGAGCTTTAGCTTTACGTATCTTCTCCTGTATATATTGAAGTTGAGCTTGCATATTGTACCTTACCTATTTTAATTTGATCGTCTAGTAATACTCTGCCACCATCATCACGATAGTTATGAGCATACACTACTCTTTTAATACCACTTTGTAGTATCAGTTTAGCGCATTCAATACAAGGTGAGTAGGTACTATATAGTGTAGCACCTTTAGACGAACTTGTACTCTGAGCTAGCTTGCATATAGCATTAGCCTCTGCGTGTATAACTTCTTTGTTTGTTATACCTTGGTTATTCTTACAGCTATTAGACATGCCCGAAGGCATGCCGTTATAACCCATACTAAGTATGTTGCCATCTTTTACAATGATAGCTCCTACTTTTGTACCATTATCATGAGACATATTAGATATTCTATTAGTAATGTCCATGAATAACTGATCTATCTTATTTATATCAGGCATTATATAGCTGTGAACCCCTCTGTTTTAGACACTGATGAGCTGAGTCTACCTGTATTGGGATCGTACGTAGCTGATCCAGCTTTACCTGTCTTACCTGTGAACCTAGATTTAAGCACAGTAAACTCTATTGTATTTCTATTGGTTTCGTTATCATCGATTAAGTTTCTAGCAAAAGCTATTATATCAAATGATATCTGTTTAATAGAACCACTACCTTTAATATCATCGATCGAAGGTATGTTACCCTCTTCGAATGATTGCTTATCACCTTGAGCTTTTCTTAAATGAGATATAAGACCAAGCCATATGTCATGTTTCTTTACGATCTTAAGTAGATCACTCATGAGTTTATCTACAGATTCATTACCGCTACGCCCTTCAGATCCTTCAGATACTGCAATGGTGATGTGATCTAATACAATATACTTACAACCCATAAGAGCCATGTACTCTATCTTATCTAGCAGCGAGGTATCAGAGCAAGAACCTTGATGGTCAAGAAGAACAAGCCGTTCGTCTTTGAATACGGTATCAAATCCTTTTCGTAAATCTCTATCTTGCATATCTTTAATATCCATAATAGATTTCTCTAAATTCATGGCGATAAATTTCTCTGCTGTATCACCTATACTTTCTTCAAGAGATACAAGTCCTACTTTACTATCAGTTTTATATAGTAAGTCAAGAGCTATTTCTTTAATCACAGTAGACTTACCACTGCCTGTACCTGAGGTAAACAAAGTAATCTCACCATGTCTTATGCCTTGTAGTTTATCGTTTAAACCATGAAGACAATCAGGGTATGGAACAGATAAAGTATTCTGTCTATCTTTAAACCTATGCCATATAGGTTCACCTACTAGTATGCCTGATGGAGACCACGTCTGTGCGTTCCATATAGACTGTAGTATACTGTATGAACCATGCTTAGTAAGTAACTCGCATGGATCTTTACAGCCTTGTAAGTCTCCTACTTTAACTTTACCTGCACCTATTATCTTAGCTGCACGTTCAATAGCCTCTTTTCCTGCATCATCTGAGTCAAATAGTAGCACCACTGATTCAAATCGTCTCAGCCAGGCGCGGTGATCTAGTAAACTCTTAGTACCTGTAGCGCTTGGTATTGAAACAACAGGAAATACTTTGTCATATTTATCCATGAATGCCTGAGCAACAGCGCAAGCATCTAGTTCTCCTTCAGTTACGACTACTATTTTACCGCTTATAGCAGTAGATTGGCCGAATAACTGTAGGTTTTTATAGTCTCCGTGCGTACGGAAATCTTTAGGTAGCTTACGTTCCTTGTAAGCAACCACCTTATCATCTCTAGTATACGGATAAAAGTGAGAAGCACCTGAACCATCAGGATTTACAGCCATTTTTATACCGAAATAATCTACAACTTGCTTAGATATACCGCGACTTGATATAGCAAAGCTATTAAGCTCACCTATATTTGTCATGTTGTAAGAATAAGTATTATCTGTATCATTAAATTTAATTTCTTCCATATCATTTGTCACTTTCTTTGTAGAATAATTGCATGAGAAGCAGTGTGCACCGTCATCATAGATAGTAAACGCATCTGATGAATCACATTTGGGACACTCAGTCTGTACATATGTACTCATTTCCATAGCCTTTCTTTAGCTTGTCTTATCTTCCTTCTTTTCAAAGAGCTTGCTTGCTTCTTCAGCATGCGCTGCTCCTTCTTTAATTTTTGATTGTTGTACTCGTCCAACTCGGACGTATATATACTCTTGTCCTCTTGGCACGATTGTTTTGTGTAGTTCTGCATGATATACCTTATTGTCATTAAACTCTTCAAAGATTCCTTGGTATGTATCGAAGAGTGGTTTGATTACGTTGTCGAGATCAGCTGCCCTGTTAGAGAAGCCTGCTACAACATAAAATTCTACTTGATCTGATCCGAAAGGCCATTCAACCCCTCGGATCTCGTCACGTAATTCATTCTGATAATCTAAGTACTGCCTCTGCTTTATCGCTTTGTTGCGGTACGTCATGTTGTTCGCTGACAACGGCTTCACCATAAAGGTGTGTTCTAATATCTTCATAGTCCTTCCATGTTGTTAACATACGTAGTAACTTATAGCTTATATCAAGCTGTTTAAGCGAAGCATTATGCTCACGCCATGTTTTCTTTACAGCATTCCATCTACGTTCAGCTGGTACTCCTTGTAAAATCTTCTCAGCTTTCTTTGGACCTATACCCTTAAGCCCAGGTATATTATCTGTGTTGTCACCAGTTAAACACTGTAACATCAGCGCCTTATGGGCTTGATCATCATCTACAAACTGCCATGTATCTTTGGTATAGTTGTAGTGATTACCTGGTATCTGTAGTAAGTCCTTATCTATACCGCAGATAACATATTGATCTTCAGTTTCTCTAGCTTCATAAGCCCAGATAGCTACAAGATCATCTGCTTCCATACCATGAGCAGGTACAGCACCTTTAGATACAGCGTAGTTAAATAAGAAATTTAGTTTCTTTCTTATTTCCTCATCAAGTTTAGGTCTAGTAGATTTGTAAGGCTCATATAAATCCTTACGGAAATTATCATTACCTTTAACTGCATATAATATATTAAACTTTTCTTCTTCATCGAATGGATTTGCAAGCTTATCTTTAATAGTATGCTCCATCTTACGACAGAATCTATCATAGTGTACGCGTAAATCCGATTCATCTTTAGATCCATACGCTACCTTAAAGAAGATAGAATCTGCATCTACAAACATATTTATATTTGACATTCAATGTACCTCTGCGTAGTTGTTTCCTATTGAGCCTTCACCTGCCATAATATTAACACCAACATTCTTTGGACCTTCAGCAAATGATTCTACTAATATCTCAAGAACTCTGTCAGCATCTTTATCTGCTACAGACCATGCAACCTCATCATGATAGTATAATCTAGGTTCTGCATCTAAGCCTTCACACTTTATCTTCTTCATCTGATAAGCTACAGCAGATTTAGTAGTCACTGCTTCACAACATTGAAGTAAGTAGTTAAGTGTTTGATAAGGTTGAGGAGTATACACACGACGACCATCAAGACCTGGTATGTATCCTTCTACATTACCTTGACTTGATGTTACCTTCCATATAGATTCTATCTTTTCTCTTAGAACCTTTAATCCTGGAATAGCATCACCGTATTTCTCCATTGATTCTGTACCAACCTTAGGTGATTTCTTACCTGATAGTACTTGACCTAGCTTAGCTGCACCTGCACCGAATAGATATGCATAGATCCACGTCTTAGCTGTACGTCTATCTGTACCTATAACATCTGCATTGTACTGATGTATATCACCAGATAATATTTGATTAGTTAGATCAGGTGAATTAACATAGTGAGCTAGTGATCTGAATTGATTACCACTAGAGTCAGCTCCGACAATCTTACGACCTTCTTCTGCTACTAGTAATTCGCGTAGCTCTTTACCCCACGGTGCTGTCACAGCAGGTAGATTAGCAATAACTTCATGACGACAACGGAATGTAGGTGTACCTACTACCCATAGTTTACCATGTAGTCTACCATTCTTAAGTTCACGACACCAACCTTTAACTACACCTGCACGAGACCTTAGTGTAGTCCAGTTATCTATGAGAACACCATGCTCACCTACTTTAGCAAGCGAAGTTGATGTAAGTTTTGGTGTAGTTTTCTGCCAACCATAGTCAGTTTTAATTACCTTCCAATCATCAGGCTCCCAACCTATACTATACAGATACTCTTTAACCTGTTCCATGTTACCGAGCGTAGCTTTAACTACAGTCTTACGTTGAAACTCCTTACCTACTGCGAACAAGTGTGTGTCCTTAGGACTGACAGGTCTGTTTAAGTATTCAGTTAACATGCGAGCTGTTGTTGCCGTATACTCTCCTTTCTTAGTAAACTTAGGAGTCTTAGCTACCTTATCTTTGTACCGTATAACGTCAGGTAAATTAGGTTCTATTACTTTTTCTATATCACTCATATCTATTACAAGTTTAGCTGCAAGCTTTGCTGCTGCATGTATATCAAATTCCCAACCATAGTGTCTACAATACGCATCGAACTTAGCTGTTTCCATCTCTGCTCTTAAGCCATTGCTTATATTAGGTTGTTTAGCTGCAAGCTCGTTAAGTTCTTTAGCTAGTACTCTAAATACTGCAGTGTTCAGCTTAACATCTCTTACACAATAGGTCATCATCTCATCTGAGAATCCAGACCAATCATCGTATTGGAATTTAGGATACTTAAGATGCTCACCCCATCCTGCAAGTCCATGCTTATGCGGACGTCTGTAGTTGAGTACAAGAGAAGCTAACCAAGTATCAAAGAATTTTATGTTATACAAATCAATACCATATATATTTAGTATCATAAGTGCATCAAATCCTATACCGTTATGAGCTATTAGTAGTTCTGCATTCTTTAGAACTGCTAAGCCTGTTAGTATATCTCCGTGATACTTATCTGATTGATCTGTGTATTTCATTATCATACCAGTATCTATATTCTCTATGACTAAGCACCATATCTTAGTGGCCTCTAGTCCGTCTGTTTCTATATCAAACGTCAGTCTCATTGTTTTCCTTTCCATTCTCACACATAGGGCATATATCCCCTGATCTATCTATTGATATGCGAGAAATTTCTATGTTGCATATTTCACATACGTAAGTGTCATAAGATTTTTGCGTTATAAAATCAGTATCAATCGTCATTCTGTTTAGCTCCATCCATTTTGTGTAGTATACTTTTGACATCTGCATAAAATCCATTATATTTAGAGGTTTTCAAACTATTAATAACATCCCAGTAACCTAAGCCCCCTAAGACGTTGACTTGAACTGTATCACCATCAACTAATAGTCGATCAGCTACACCATCCATTGGTCTATATTTCCATTCGCAGAATAAGAAAGTTTCTACTATATCACGTTGTCTTAATAGGTATATAAGCTTTTGACATGATAGGTTATACCATTTCTTTACGAACTTTACATCTACGTTACCGTATACAGGACATATACCGTCGATTTCCCATCGATCTGAGTCGTCCCATTTCTCTTGCTTTATCATATGCCATTCAAAGATTTCACATTCAATATCCATCTTTAACTTTTCTAATGTTCTACCACGAGGATTATATTTCTCAGCACGAGCGTCGCGTTGGTCTATAAAGTCTTGTGTTAC